ATGACTGAGCGAAGGCCCCGACGCCTGAAGCGAAAGACCAAAGCCGGCCCACAGACCGCGGAATCTTCCGGCGGCTTCGCCGCAGACCCTTACGGCTGGGTGATCGATGCGTTTGCCTGGGGAGAGGGGGAGCTTTCCGGCTGCTCGGGCCCCGATGACTGGCAGGCGGAGCAGCTACGGGAGATCGGGAAAAAGATCCGTGAAGGGGCGGACGGGCGGCGCGCCCTGGTGCGTCATGCCGGGGAGGAGCGACAGGAAACCCTGGTGCGTCACGCCGGGGAACGGCAGGGGGCACTGGTGCGCCAGGCCGTGGCGGAACGGCAGGAAACCCTGGTGCGCCAGGCCGGGGAGGAGCCGCAGGAAACCCTGGTGCGCCAGGCCGTGGCGGAACGGCAGGGGGCACTGGTGCGCCAGGCCGGGGCGGAACGGCAGGGGGCACTGGTGCGCCAGGCCGGGGCGGAACGGCAGGAAACCCTGGTGCGGCACGCCGGGGAACGGCAGGGGGCACTGGTGCGCCAGGCCGTGGCTTCCGGGCATGGGATCGGAAAATCGGCGCTCGTCAGTTGGTTGATACTTTGGGGAGTATCTACTTTTGCGGACACAAGGGGCGTCGTTACCGCGAACACCGAAAGGCAACTAAAAACGAAGACTTGGGCCGAGCTTGCCAAATGGCACCGGCTCTGCCGCTACACTTCCCCCCGGTTTCGCACCGAGGGCGCGCCGACGTTCGACCTTACCGACACCGCCATCTACAGCGCGGACCCGGCTCATCGCAAGACCTGGAGAATCGACCTGGTCCCATGGAGCGAAAGAAACACCGAAGCCTTTGCAGGCTTACACAATAAGGGCCGGCGGATACTTCTCCTTTTCGATGAGGCGAGCGCAATTCCCGATTCGATCTGGCAGGTTTCCGAAGGGGCGCTCACAGACGAGGGAACTCAAATTGTCTGGTGCGTATTTGGAAACCCGACGAGGAACACGGGGCGATTCAAGGAGTGCTTCACCGGCAGGAGCGCTTCGCGCTGGGGATCGCGGCAGATTGATTCGAGGACGTGCAAGTTCACCAATAAGGAACTGATCGAGCAGTGGCGGCAGGATTACGGGGAGGATTCGGATTTTTTCAAGGTGCGCGTTCGGGGGATGTTTCCGAGCGCGAGTGCAAAGCAGTTCATATCGGTGGCCGATGTGGACGCCGCATACGGGCGGCACCTGAGGGCTGAGCAATACAGCTTTGCGCCGAAGATTCTGAGCGTTGATCCGGCCTGGGAAGGCGATGATGAGCTTGTGATAGGACTTCGGCAGGGACTTGCGTTCAGGATTCTGCGGGTTATCCCGAAGAACGACAATGATTTCCAGGTGGCCAATATTATTGGAACTATCGAGGATGCTGAAAAAACGGACGCGGTTTTTATAGATGCGGGCTACGGGACCGGGATCGTGAGCGCGGGAAGGACCCTGGGGCGAAACTGGCAACTGGTTTGGTTTGCAGGCAAGAGCGCGGACCCCGGGTGCTTGAACAAGCGGGCCGAGATTTGGAAGCTGATGCGAGACTGGCTGAAGTCTGGCGGCGCCATACCGAGAGATTCAGGGCTCTATAACGATCTGATTGGACCTGAGACGGTGGCGAGGGCTGATGGGATGATCCAGATCGAGCCAAAGGAGACGATGAAGCGTCGAGGCCTGCGGAGCCCTAACCGCGCGGATTGTCTGGCGATAAGCTTTGCGTACCCGGTGGCGGCCAGGGGAGGGCGAAACGCGAAGCCGGCTTTTGCTTTGACGGAGTATGATCCGATGGAGGGGGGGTGAAAAAAAATGAAAAAACTAAAAACAAGAAACTAAAAACGATCGGAAGGATCTGAAAACGATCGGAAGGATTGTAGGACGGATAGGACCTATAGGACCTATAGGACGTATAAAAGGCGGGACGTTCCGAGGGGAACGGGGCAAATTCAGGGCCGGGACCTTCCAGGGGGGGTGTTCAGGGTTCGGGGTGTTTGATGCAGACTTTACCGAAGTGTTTGCCGCTTTTTAGAAAAGCGAGGGCGTCATGGAGCTTTTCGAACTCAAAAATTCCGCTTATTGCCGGGCGCATCTTGTGTTGAGTTATCGCACGCGACATATTCAGAAAATCGTCTCCGCTGCCCACGGTGATTCCCTGGAGCCGGATGTGCCACGTTACGATCGGGCCGAGCGGCACGTTCATCGCGTGTCCGGACAGCACACCTATCAGACTCAGCGTTCCGCCGGGTCTTACCGCCTGGAGCGACTGTTTCATCGTTGCCTGGCCGCCCACTTCGACCACGTGGTCCACGCCGTCGCCGCCCGCAATTTCGCGGGCACGTTTGCCCCATTCGGGCACGTCCAGGTAGTTGATCGTTTCATCGGCCCCCATTTCGCGCGCGCGCTTGAGCTTTTCGTCGCTCGACGAGATGACTATCGCGTATGCGCCGAGCATCTTTGCGAACTGGAGCGCGAAAATGGACACTCCCCCCGTACCCTGCACCAGGACCGTGTTTCCCGCTGCGATGCGGCCTTCGGTGACCAAGGCGCGCCAGGCGGTCACGGAGGCAGCGGGAAGCGATGCGCCTTCGATGTCGTCGAGGTGTTCGGGGACGGGCGTAACGCCGTCTTCGGGCAGCACCATGTAGTCGGCCATAGTCCCGTCGATTTCGCAGCCAAGGGTCAGGAAAAGCCTTTCCCGGTTGGGCGTGCCGCTCGGCCAGCTCTGAATGAAAATCGGGCAGACCCGATCTCCGATCTTCACCCTCGTGACGCCCTCCCCCACCAGGTCCACCACTCCGCAGCCATCCCCCAGCGCGATCAGGGGCAGTTGCTGCTGCCTCGTCCCGTAGCCGCGTCCGGGTATGATGAGGTCGCGGAAGTTGAGCGCTGACGCAGTCACCCTCATCCGCACCTGGCCGGGGCCCGGCATCGGGTCGGGACGCGTGTTCATTCTGAGATTGTCCATGGACCAACTGTCTTCAACCTGAAAGACTCTCATAGGACCCTTCCTGAAATCGATCGATAAGGAGCGAGGAACGCGAACCGCCGGACCGATAATCTTTATTATTACGACGGGCAAATTGCAAGAAAAAGGGGCAGTGTCCCTTTGGACGCCACCGAAAAGCGGAGCGTTTTTTCTGCTTTTTGCCGCTTCCCGCCACCGCTTATGGATGCCGCTTCCCGTTGCCGGTTCCCGTTGCCGTTTGGCGGGGCGAAAAGATTTCCTGGTAAACTATTCGCGAAAATTTAACGAGTGAAAGGAACCGCACCCATATGTGTTTCGCATCGACACCGGCAGCGCCGGCTGTTGTTCCAGCGCCGCCTCCGCCTCCGCAACTGCCCGATCAGGCAGTGTCGCAGGCGGGGATAGACGCCAGAAACAGGGCGGCCCTCGCTTACGCCGGGAGTCAGACGATACTGACAGGGCCTCAGGGGTTGCAGACGCCGGCGAACACCACTGCCAACAGCGGCACGGGGAAAACGCTTTTGGGGGGATAGATGGCGGACAGTCTCACCTATACCACGCAGCGGACCAGATTCGGGGTCCAGGACCTGCGCAAGTACGTCGACCGAAGGCTTGTGAGCCTTAGGACCGACAGGTGGAGTTGGTGGCAGCACTGGAGGCAGCTGTCGGACTTTATTCTGCCCAGGCGCGGCAGATATCTCATGACTCCTAACCAGGCCAATCGCGGGGATGTCGTGGGGACGCGGATTATCAACGAGACGCCGACACTGGCCTTGAGGACGCTTGCTGCAGGGCTTATGGCGGGACTGACCAGTCCGGCCAGGCCGTGGTTTCGGTTGAGCATAAGGGACATGGACGTATCGGACAATACGCCCGTAAGGCTGTGGCTCGATGAGGTGACCAAACGCATGCTGATCGTGATGAGCCAAAGTAACGTCTACAACGCGCTGCACGTCGAGTACGAGGAGATCGGCTGCTTCGGGACGGGGGTGATGATCGTAGACGAAGATTTCGACGATGTGGTGAGGTGTCAGAACCTTACGGCGGGAGAATACTATCTGGCGTCAAGCGGGACCAATGAAATCGACACCCTTTATCGCGAGTATGTGCTGACAATAGGGCAGGTTGCCGAGAGGTTCGAAAGACCGAGATGGAGCCCGCAGGTTGAGAGCCTCTACAAGTCCGGGCAGCTCGATAAGGAAGTGAATGTAGCTCATGCGATTGAGCCCAATGACGACCGGGCGCCTCAGGTCCCGGGGCTTAAAGGGCGAAAATACAGGAGCGTGATTTGGGAGTGGGGGCAGAGCCAGGATCTGGTGTTGGAGCTTAAAGGCTACCACGAATGCCCTTTTATTGCCTGCAGATGGCACACGGTTGGAAACGATTCCTACGGGAGAAGTCCGGGGATGGATGCGCTGGCCAGCAGCAAGATGCTCCAGCAATTGGAGCGGCGGAGCGCCCAGGCGATAGACAAGGTGTTGAACCCGCCGATGGTTGCCGATGTGAGCATGAAAAACGAACCGGCGAGCCTACTTCCGGGCGGTGTGACATATGTTGCGAGTCTGCAGGGAAGCGGCTTTAAGCCGGCGTACCAGGTGCCCCCTGATATTCGCGGGGCCGAGGAAAAGATCGGCAAGTGCGAAGAGCGTATAAACAAGGCCTTTTTCGCCGATCTCTGGCTCATGATAAGCCAGCTCGATACGGTCAGGACCGCAACCGAGATCATCGAGCGAAAGCAGGAAAAGATGTTGATGCTCGGACCGTTTTTGGAGCGGAGCCAGTTCGAGCTGATAAACCCGCTGATCGAGCGGATTTTTGCCGTCATGTGGAGAGCGCGGCTGATTCCGCCGGCGCCTCCCGAGATCAGAGGCAGGCCTTTTGATATCGAATGTGTGTCCACTTTGGCCGATGCACAGAAATCGACGGCAACGACCGGCATAGAGCGGTTGGTGGCGTTTGCGGGGAATTTGGCGGCGGCAAAGGCCGGGCAGCCGGATAACCCGCTTGATAATGTGGATCTCGATGAAACAGTGAGGGAGTACGCGGATTATTTGGGGGTTACGCAGAAACTGATTGTGGCGAAGCAAAAGCGCGATGCGGAGAGAAGGCAGCGTGCACAGCAGGCACAGGCTGCGCAGCAGGCGCAGATGGCGATGGCAGCGGTGCAGGGGGCCAAGACTTTGAGCGATACCGATGTGGGCGGCGGCCAGAATGCGCTGCAGAAGATAATCGGGGGCATTTCAACGTGAGGAGCAGACGATCTGAAGGATTAAAAACGATCGGAAGGATTGTAGGACCTATAGGACCTATAGGACGAATAGGACCTATAAAAGACTGGGCTGAGCCGAGGGGGACGAACAGGACCTATAAAAGACCGGGCTGAGCCGAGGGGGACGAACAGGACCTATAAAAGACCGGGCTGAGCAGAGGGGGACGAATAGGACCTCTAAAAGACCGGGCTGAGCCGAGGGGGACGAACAGGACCTATAAAAGACCGGGCTGAGCCGAGGGGGACGAACAGGACCTCTAAAAGACCGGGCTGAGCCGAGGGGGACGAATAGGACCTCTAAAAGACCGGCCTGAGCCGAGGGGGACGAATAGGACATCTAAAAGACCGGGCTGAGCCGAGGGGGACGAATAGGACCTCTAAAAGACCGGCCTGAGCCGAGGGGGACGAATAGGACCTCTAAAAGACCGGGCTGAGCCGAGGGGGACGAATAGGACCTCTAAAAGACTGGGCTGAGCCGAGGGGGACGGGGATGAGTGGGTGTGATGGAAAAAAACTTTAAGGGGCTGGGAGATGAGGGATAGCAATGGATTCCGGGGTTGAGAAGGACGCTTTGTACAACGCTTCCGACGGTGAGCAGGTGAAATCGCGGCGTGAAAAGTTAAAGACCCGCGAGCTGCAGAAAAAGGCTGCGCTGCGCAGGTTCATCTCGGAGCCGGAAGGGCGGATGTGGATGTGGGACCTGCTTGGCCGCTGCGGCATTTTTCGTTCTTCCTTTTCGAGCGAACCTCTGGTTATGGCCTTCAACGAAGGAAGGCGCGATATCGGGACCTTTCTTGCGAGCGAGATCGGCTCAGCCGATTCCGACGCTTTTTTCAAGATGGCGATCGAAAACCGGGAGGAGAGATAAGAACACGGACCCGTTCTTTTGCCCTCCGCACGATATTTTCTGCTTTTTGCCGTTTCCCCTGCCGCTTTAATTGCCGCTTCAATTGCCGCTTCCGGCTGCCGTTTGGCAAGACCGGACTCGCGCGTGCTAAGCTGTTGCTTCCAAACCTGGAGAACGGATTTCGAGAAAGGACTTCTTATGGCCGAAGAACAAGCGTTCGATGAGAGCGGTGAACTGGAGAAGGGGCATCCGGAAAGCGATGCCGAATTGACCGGTGAGAGCGATGAGCAGGCCCCTGGCCCGGCTGATAATTCAGCGGCTTCAGAGGAAGAGCGACCAGCACAGGACGAAGGCGAGGCGCAGAGCGAGGAGAAGCCTGAGACAAGGGCCCCTGAAGAATATGCCGATTTCGCACTGCCTGAAGGCATCACTATGGACGAGGCGCAAATTGCCGAATTCAGGTCGTTTGCCAAAGAGCATGACTTGACGCAGGAGCAGGCGCAAAAGGTCCTGGAGTTTGGAGCGGCGAAGGTCCGGGAGAGGGCCGAGGCGCCCTACAAGCTGTGGAGTGAGACTCAACGGAAATGGCAGGCAGAGGTAAAGGCGGACCCGGAGATCGGGGGGGCCAAATTCGAGCAGAGCATCAAGGATGCGGGGCTCGTGTTCGTGCCGGGAGAGGGCAATCCTTTCGTCGGATCGGCTGAAGAGGCAAAGACGCTAAGAGAAGCGCTCGATGCCACCGGGGCGGGAAATAACCCTGCCGTGGTGAAGCTTTTTGTGAAGATGGGGCGATTGCTGGCAGAGCCGGCGCCCTTTTCCGGGAAGCCCTCGGCAGTGGATAAGCAGGGGGACCTTTTGGCAAAAATGTATCCCACAATGGGGGAGACTAAATAAGGAGGGAATAAACCGTGGCGACAATTGGACCTGCGGCGTTGACTTTGATGGACTGGGCGAAGCGAATCGATGATGACGGCAAGATTGCCGAGATCGTGAACCTGCTTTCCCAGACGAACGAAATTCTGGACGACATGCTCTGGATGGAAGGAAATCTTCCGACCGGACACAAAACCACTATCAGGACCGGCTTGCCGCAGGCTTACTGGCGGCTTCTGAACATGGGCGTGCCGAGAGGCAAATCCACCACAGCGCAAATCACCGAAAGCTGCGGGATGCTCGAAACTTACAGCGATATCGATGTGGATCTCGTGGCCCTTGCCGGTGATGACCGGGCTTTCAGGCTTTCCGAGGAGCTGGCGTTTCTTGAGGGCATGAACCAGCAGATGGCGGCCACGATCTTCTACAATAATGTCACGACTACGCCCGCGGCCTTCATGGGGCTTGCGCCGAGGTATCCGAGTTCGAGCGCATCCGTTGCGCAGACCGCGAATAATGTCATTTCCGCAGGCGGGAGTTCTTCGACCTGTACGTCGATCTGGCTCATTCACTGGGGGCCGATGTCGGTTCACGGGATATTCCCCAAGGGTGCAAAGGCTGGATTTCGGCAGGAAGACATGGGGAAGACGCCTGTTTATGATTCCAATCAGAACCCCTATTACGCCTGGCGTACTCATTACAAGTGGGATGCGGGGCTTGTGGTGAAAGACTGGCGGTATGCGGTGAGAATCGCCAACATCGACGTGTCCCAGCTTTCGGGCGGCTCGCCTCCAAACCTCATCAACCTGATGATTCGCGCCATTCACAGGCTTCCGACTCAACCGGCAAGGGCCGGAAACGTGCAGACAAGCGATGCGCCCAGGCTCACTCTGGGGCAGGCAGGTTTTTACTGCAACCGCGCCGTTTCCACCTGGCTCGACATTCAGGCCCTGAACAAGCAGAACGTGCTGCTGCGGATGGATGAGTTCGATGGAAAGCCCGTAACGACTTTCAGGGGGATACCGATCAGGACGTGCGACCAGATACTGTCTACGGAGACGGCAATCTAAGAGGGAGTTTTCAGCCATGATAATGGACAATTTATTGCTTTTTGACGGGAGCGTGAGCTCCGCGGGGGCTTTGAGCGGGACGACGATCACAAGCGGTTGGGCGAACCCTGCAACACCGGCGACATACACTTCGGCAAACACCATCGACACTTCGCAGATAGCGGGGGCCGCGACGGCGCAGGGGCGAGACATCGGCATCGGGGATGATCCGGCGCTTCTGCTGCTGGTGACAGCGATGACGGCAATCACCGGGTCGGCGAATTCGACGTTGCAGATAGCCCTTGCGGCAGCGCCTGACGGCGGTTCGGGCACACCGGGGAGCTTTGTCGTGATTGCTCAAAGTCCGGCTTATGCGGTCGGGACCGGGGGGATCGCGGCGGGGACCGAGCTTTTCAGGATTCCCGTTCCGGCTTCGCTTTCGAGCGCAAGCCCCAAGTTCTATCAGGTGCAGTATATCGTCGGGACGGCCAATATCTCTGCCGGGTCGGTGCTCGCTACGATAATTCTCGACCGCGAAGGCCTCGGGCCAAACCTTGCCTACCAGCAGGGAATCCCGGCGGCTACGCTCAAGTACATGTAGGAGGAGGGGGAGATGGCCAGGTACAAGCTTTTGCAGAAAGCCTTCATCGATAACCGCATCTGGGAAGAGGGTGACACTATCGAGGTGGCGGACGACTTTCCGGCGGGGCCCCACATGCAGCCGCTCGATTCGGCGGCAAGAAAGCGCGTGAAGGAGATGGGCGTCGAGGTGGGAACTTTTCCGGACCCGATAACCGAGCTTACCGGCGTAAACGATTTCGGCGCGACTCCTCAGGGCGTAAAGACCGGGATTGCGGCAAGCGATGCGCAGATTCCACCGCAGGGAAGGCAGTGA